TGCTGTATGTTTGTCCAAAATCTCTGTTTTTAATATTTACAGTGACAGGGGGAAGTGTATTATAATATGTGTGGATTTTAATTGTTTCTTGATTAAAGTTAAATTGTCTAAACAGTGGTCCAAGTCTACTGTTAAAACTAGTAAACCCACCTGATATAGATGTAATGCCCTCAACCTTAAACGAATCATTTCCGCTTGTAAAACTATATCCATTAGAGCCAAACATTGGAACGGCTGTTGATCCAAATTTTTGGCTGTTGCTAGTATAGGCGGTTACTTGTGGAAAAGTTAAAGACTGTTGACCGGCTGGTGATGCAGTTTGATTAGATGATAAGGTTCCGACAACCTCAAACCATAGGTCACCGCAATGAGTCGACAATGTTGTTAATAAAGCTGGATGTAATTGATTATTGTTTGAACTTGTGTCTCGTAAATTAGTATTTACTGATCTTAAAACTGTAATTTCTGTAAATCCTATAGGCACGCATATTGCAACCGCACTGTTTACGTTGTTTGGTGCTGGAAAACCAGTATTTGGATTTGTTCCAAGATCAGTAGTGTGTGCTATTAGTATTGCATCATTAGGTATATCATTTACACTTTGACCAGTCAAAGGCTTTACAGACTCATCAGAGTTTCTCATTATTCCTATTGTGTAACCTGCAGCTACAGCCGCTGCTTTTGTAATATACCTGTCATTGTATGTCACTCCAGTAGAGTTTCCGTTAACGCCATCGTTAAATTTAGGGGCGTCTGTTAAATTAACAGATGACAAGGTTGTGTTATTTGATAATGTAATTGCCGAAGACGCTTGGGGGATTATTGATAAATCTGAATCTGTCTGACTAATATTCTGATTAAAAAGGTCTCCATTAAGTCTGTAGTCATGGGCTTGGCTGCCTGTTCCGTAGAGGCTCCCAGAATTTGGAAAGTAATGATGCGTTTCTGGCGTAGTGCAAGAAGAGCTTCTTCCTCCACCTGAAGTATCACTCACTGTTGGATTAGACGAATCTAAAGGATCAGGGTCAACAGAGTCAACTATAAAGTCGCTGTCTGTATCAGCAAGCAATGGATTTGTACCAGCTGTTGCTTCTTGAGCATCAGTTAGCCCATCGTTATCATCATCCGTGTCGGCATTATTACCAATACCATCTCCATCGGTATCTACGCTTTCAGAGGCATCTAGTGGGAAAGCGTCATTCACATCTAAGACCCCATCGTTATCATCATCTGTATCTAAATAGTCTAGAGTTCCATCTCCGTCTGTGTCCGGAGGCGTGCTAGTACTATCCAAAGGATCTGTTCCTGCAGCTATTTCATCTGCATCTGGAACTCCGTCATTATCATCATCTGTATCAGCGTTATCTCCCGTACCATCTCCATCGGTATCTGTTGTTTCTGTAGAATCAAGAGGGAAAGCATCGCTGGTATCTGGAGTCCCGTCATTGTCATCATCTGTATCTATGGCGTTTGGTATGCCATCAGAATCTGTATCTGTTGGAGTATCTGTGCTGTCTAAAGGATTTGTTCCTAGCTGTGTTTCATAAGCATCACTTATCCCATCTCCATCATCATCTAAATCAGCATTATCTCCGATACCATCAGAATCTGTATCTGTAGTTTCGGTTGCGTCTAAAGGAAAAGCGTCTGCGCTATCAAGTACCCCATCATTGTCATCATCAGTATCAGCATTGTCCCCAACACCATCACTGTCAGTGTCTGTAGTTTCAGTTGCGTCTAGCGGAAACGCATCAGAAGAGTCTGGAGTGCCATCATTGTCATCATCTGTATCTGCATTATCGCCTGTTCCGTCACCATCTGTATCAGTTGTCTCTGACGCATCTAGTGGAAATGCATCTGACGTATCAGGTGTTCCATCATTATCATCGTCCGTGTCCGCATTGTCACCAGTTCCATCGCTATCTGTATCAACGCTTTCAGTTGAGTCTAACGGGAATGCATCGCTTGAATCAGCAACTCCATCTCCGTCATCATCTGTGTCTGCATTATTTCCTATGCCATCAGAATCTGTATCTATAGTTTCAGTTGAATCTAAAGGAAAAGCGTCCTGTAAATCTAAAACACCGTCATTGTCATCATCTAAATCAGCGTTATTTCCTACCCCATCTCCATCTGTATCCGTTGTTTCGTTGGCATCTAACGGGAATGCGTCATTTACATCTAAAACACCGTCGTTATCGTCATCGGTATCAGCGTTATCACCAGTTCCATCACTATCTGTGTCAACAGTCTCTGTAGAGTCTAAAGGAAATGCATCAGCTGTATCTAACACTCCATCGTTATCATCATCTGTATCAGCGTTGTCACCGGTCCCATCAGAATCTGTGTCGGTTGTCTCGGTAGGATCTAATGGGAAAGCATCATTTACATCTAAAACTCCATCATTATCATCGTCAGTATCTATATCATCTACAGGGGGCTCTCCATCGCTATCGACTTCATTTATATCTGCTATTCCATCATTATCATCGTCTGGGTCTGCATTATCTCCAAGGCCATCTGAATCAGAATCTACCGTTTCTGTAGAATCTAATGGGAATGCGTCAGAAGAATCGAGAACTCCGTCACCATCGTCATCCGTGTCGGTATTGTTGCCGATCCCGTCACCGTCAGTATCAACACTTTCTGTAGAATCTAATGGGAATGCATCTTGTGTATCTAAAACCCCATCGCCATCGTCGTCAGTATCCTGATTATTTCCTATGCCATCTCCATCAGTGTCAACAGACTCATTAGGATTTGTTGGTAAAGCATCGCTTCCATCTAGCACCCCATCGTTATCATCGTCAGTGTCTGTTGAGTTAGGTGTACCATCTCCGTCAGTATCAGTATCGTTGTTGTCATCAACTCCATCTCCATCCATGTCACCTTCATTAACATCTAAAACACCATCGCCGTCATCGTCGGTATCAGTATTGTCTCCTATTCCATCTGAGTCTGTGTCGGTTGTTTCAGTAGCGTCTAGGGGGAATGCATCTTGAGCGTCATCAACTCCATCCCCATCGTCGTCAGTGTCAGCGTTATCTCCAATACCATCTCCATCGGTATCTACGCTCTCTGTTGAATCTAATGGGAATGCGTCTACGGTATCAAGCACCCCGTCACCATCGTCATCTGTATCTATAGAGTCAACAGTACCGTCGCTATCCGTATCTGTGCTATCATATAAAATTTCACACTCTACTTCGTCCTCTCTCCATTCTTCTTGAGCTCCACGAAGTGATAATGAATAAGAGCGATCAGTTGGATCATACCCCCCTATAACATCAGGAGTCACTCTCAAAGCATCTCCGAACCAATCAAGCATTCCATAGTCTGATATTTGTGTTATGCCATCTTGAGATAGTCTACAAATAACCCTTCTTCTTTCATCTACAAAATATATTCTTCCGCCCCATATTACTACAGCAAAAGGATTAGATGTAACTCCATATTCACCAAGATAAGGAATATCTTGTCCTAAGATGTTTGTGCTAGAAGCAACATTTCCGCCTCCATCGGCGTTAAATAAAACACTCTTGTTAAACAACAGTTTAGAAACTCTATTTTCTTGAAATACAACTAGGTCAGATTCTCTCCCTACAATCTTATTGATGCTTCCATAAAAGTCATCCATATCTTTGTAGTTTGCGGTAGACAGATTAAACTCATTTAATCCATTGTATTTTGTTGTTTGATCATAAACATTACTGTAAGTCAGTGAAGTTGTTCTGTTATTTTGCTTATAATCCTTCAAGTTTGATGATGGCTTATTTTCTGGCTCAAAAAACTTAGCATTAAAATCGTCTTTTATTTTATATGACTCAACACAATTTCCCCATGAAAAACAATTGAAAAACGGAAGCTCGAAAGTAGCTTGAGTTGAATCTGTTTGAGTTGTGCCTCCAGCGGGGGCCTCGTGATACCCTTGACTATTTATATTGTATGTTGCCGGAAGCTCATAAAATATCTCAGAGTTTATTGTTTCTGGTTTTGTTTCTAAATTTATTATGTCAGTTGTCTGTCTTGTAAATAAAACAAATATGTTATCTACTTTAGCTCTTTTATTTGTAGATGTATTTTGTTGAAACTTAGATTTTATAACCATTAAAAGATCACTAGTCAAAGAGTTGTCTATAAGAGACTGACTAGATCCATACGTCCCTCTTAAGAAAAATATTCTGTTTTCAGGAATATCAGGATTTAATATTGCTTTGGCTCCGCTTTCATGATACCATTCTTCTAGGTTTTTGAATGTTTGATTAACTACAAATTCATGCGTTATATACTGGGTCCCCCTATTGTACTCATCGTATGTAAAATTTATTATTGTTCCTAAAGGTATTTCTTCTTCGGATTGAGGAAAACTTCTAAATTGAGAATAAGCTCTTTGTTCTCTCTCGCTTGTATTGGTGTAAAGAGCATTTATTGTTGAAGGCCTAGCGTTAAACATCCATCTGTCACCTATCGTGTGCCCTGTTGCAGCAGCAAAATCAATTGTCAATCCAGATCCAGTAAGAGCTATTGGGGTTCCTGGGGTTATGGGTAAATTTGTTGCGCTTAAAGTGTTTGTGCTATTATTATCAAGAGTGTCGACTGACCATTGGAATGTATCAACTATTAAAGAACCATTTCCATTAACATCTACATTTATTCCATCAATTTCAATTCTAATTCTAGCAAACTCTTCAGATATAGTGTATGTTCCAGCAAGCGTAACGTCGGTTACAGCTCCATTTGTTCCATAATAAAAAGGGCCTTCAACTACTGAGGAGTTAAATTGAATATTTAAAGGGTTGTCTCTTTTATTACTAGAATCATCATAGTCAGTATGTTCTGTTCTAACAAAATCATCTATAGAAAGACTATATCCACTTGGTTTAAATTTAGCGTAAAACCCTGGCTGCTGTGCAATTGGAGGATCTCCGGTTCCTGGGTAAGTGTCATCTTCTAAAAAGTTAACGCCCTGTTCTTTCATCTCTAAAACTTGAGTCTCCACAAGACCTGTTTTAACACCCCTAGAGTCGGCTTTTACTACAAGAAATTCCCCTTCTTTTATTTTGTTCTTATCGTTGCCATTTAGCTGAACATAAACATAACCTGTTTCTTGTTCCTCATAAAATATCGCAGGAGATATACTTTCATAGTTTCCTTTGCTTTGCTTTATATATATTCTGTATTTTTTTGCAAAAGCAGGAGGCAGGTGATTTATTGTTACCTGCAATTTATTTTGTAGCTTTTGATTGCTTAACGGAATATTTGTGCTAGATTGGGGAGATGTAATAACAGTTGTGGCTCTACCATAATCGTCTAAATAAACAATTCCAGCTTCATAATCTTTGTTACTTTTTACACTTGAAACAGGAGGCGTAGTTATTGTTGCTGTTGTAGCTTGTAGATTAATGTCTGGTTTTACCTTATTTCCATTAGAATCAATAAGGTTAAAATTTTCTACATAATTTCCATAAACAATCCTGTTGCCTATAAGTTGTTGAGTTTTTGCCTTTAAGGGCACATTATCATATACCCTAAACAACTCTTTTTCTGCAAGGGCTTTGTATATTTTTGAGTTTTTAAACAAAAAGTTTTGCGTAGCATTATTTGCATAAGATTCATCTTCCTTGTTAATAGATTCCACAACGTACACAACACTAGAGTTACTTTCTTTAAAAACAATCTCTACGTCTGTAACGTTTTTTGACCCTGTATCAAACTGTATGCTTACTGATCCGTTTGCATTTACCATAGACTTATTTAGTCCGGTAGAAAAATCTAAAGAAAAAGATTTAGGAAAAAAAGCTACTTCCGAAAAAGGAGACAACGCACTATACTCTCCATGCTTATACTTATATCTATAGGAAAAATAAAGAAATCTTTCTTCAATAGTATTTTCTTCATTTGTTGCGCTTTGAAGAGTTAAGACTGGCGGGTATAATGGTGGTTTTTGTATAACATCTATGTCATATTTATCAAAATCGTTTCCGTCTATAAGCTTGGCAGAATCAATTTCAACCCGCCTAGGAGGATTCAATCCATCTGTAAAAAACAAAAATCTTTTATTATTGTCAATGTCTATAAGAATATTTGACTCAATAAAATTAGTTTTTGTAAAATTTAAAACATTATTGTGCCCAGTTCTTGTATCTATTAAAACAAATGAAGACGCATTGTTGTCAGAATCATATTCACAAACATAACTTCCTAAGTCAGATCTTACAAACCAATATATTTTATTATTAACATCGTCAGCTACAGATCCAATACAAACAGGATTATTTCCCATGCTCAAACTAGATAGCACGGCATTAGAGATTTCATTCTCTACTGATCCAACATCTGAGCCACTAGAGTTTGAAACCTTTACATTTAAAGCATCACGATACTCTCCTTTCTGAACAAGCCTTTCGTCCAGGTCTTTGTTCATTTTTCCGGAGCTGAAGATATTTTTAAACTTCATTACTTAATCCATTTATTTCTTCCTTTTAGGGTCTGAATCAGATCAAAAGGATGTATGTCCATTAAACGGATCTTCATGTTTTTCATAGAAGCAAAAGCTTCGTTTTTAATTCTTCTAACTATATATTCTTGAACATTAAACTTATGTTTTATAATCTCGTACGCTATCTGTTTGTATATATAGTCTTCTGCTAATTTATTTATTTGTATCTCTTCTTCCGTTAAATATTCTAATCCATCTGTTATATATTCAACAACAACATGCTTTCCTTTCACCTCTGAGCTAAACCTTATTACTCCGGTTGATTTATCTAGATTATAACTTCCATTTACATTTGATATAGAAGTGTCAAGACCAAACCTTCCGCCAAAAAACTCATCACTTAATGATGAGGAAGCGTCTTGTGTTGTGTTTTGAATCTCCGAAAGCTTGGTGTCTATAAAAGAAGTTCCTTCTAAAGCGGCTCCGTTGCTATCAAAAAGAATATTATAGTTATTGTCTTGTAGATATGACTTTGCTATTGTTGTGTCATTATTAACCATCAAAGGATGTAGCCTGCCTCTTTCATCTACCCAAGACAATCTAACAAGCTTTACAAAGTCTTTAGGAACTGTTAATTTTAAATTATCTGGAAGCTCTAACTCTAGTGCCTTAACATTTTTTAATGCGTCATAATTTAACTCTTGTACGGCTCTTTTGGCATGGAATATTACATCAAATCTTTTGACGTTATTTATTACTTTTTCATCTCCAATGTAAAATAAATAAAAATTATTTACAATTTCCTTAAGACTAATAAACTGTGCGTCTCCATGGTTTGATGCTGATGAATAGTATTGTTGATCAGTTAATGCCATATTATGCTTCTTTACTTGTATTCACCTGGTCAATAGTAGTTGCCGCCTGAGTAACCTCTGCCTCCCTTATAGTAACACCAGTTAGTTTCAAAACCTCAACTATTAAATTTACAGACTCATCTTGATCTAATTCGAAGTCCTGATAATCAGATGCATTTATATTAAAAACAGGATTTTCTCCTATTGTATTATAGGTCCATTTTGGATCCTTTGGATTTCTTATGTAAATAAAATCAACAGCCCCTGCAAGTGTTTGAGGGTAAAGTATAATGTTACTTCCTCTATCCACAAAAACAGGATAAGTGTCCGTAGGCGCTGTTAAATTAGAGTCAACTAAATATCTTTCTTTATCTCTAGAAACCTGCTCAACTTCTTTGTTTGAATACCTTAAAGAAACTAAGTGTTGAAAATCGCTAGGTTTTATATACCTCGTTAATGTTTTATTGACAGTTGTTTCTTCTGTAAAAACTTCAAGATTAGACTTTAAAATATCAACCCTATCCATAAAGTCAGTAGCCACCATTCTAGAGTTCCTAGCGGCCACCATTCTTGAGTACTCAGAGATCTTCTGATTAAAGATTAACTGTTGCGCATGCTTTGCGTAAGAATTAAACTGTTGAGGCGTTATAAAGCCTCTATTTTCCTTATTTAGTACAGTTAAAACAGTATTTCTAACATGATTTATCATGCTACAAATGTACGAAAAAAAAAGAGGTCGATATTTTCGACCCCTTAATTTCAAGCATAGTTAAGGTGGATTTACTATAGCTTGTTATTGATGGCTTGAAGAGTATCTAGCCCTTCATCTGTTTTAAAGTAAACTGCTAATGCGCTATACACATTTTCTCCATAAGGAACTGTAATGATTTTTTCTTTCTTTGAATCATTCCAACAAACAGTTCTTTGGTCATCTTTGATAAAAAGTATCCCCATTTCAACAGCCCTTACAGCAACGTTTCTTAGGTTTATGTTTTCATCTTTAGTAAGCTGAATAAACTCATTAGGATTTTGTCTAGCATAGATGAGCATATCTCTTCTTATTTCATTTGAAGCCATATCAGAGACTCTGCCCTGAAGAACGACCCTTGCAATAGCCTCTAAATCCTCTATAGGCAAATCTTTAGCTATATTCATTGCGTCCAGCTCTTCTTCTACTGTTTTAACATCAGCTTCAGCCTCTTTATTAGCATCAAATTCTGAGTAAACCTTCCCGAGATCGGGATGATATATGGATAAAAATTGTTGAAGCAATACGTTTTCTTTTGCAACAACCAGTTTTCCATCTTTAAAAATTACAGCAGGCAGTGTAACATCTCCCGTCTGCTCGTCTTCAAAAAGAGAAACTTGATTAGAAGCATACCTTAGCGATCTGCTCATTGATCCATCAAAATATTGAAGAGGCTTGTTTAAATGGTGGCGTGAACGAAGTATGTAGTTCACAGGAGTCATTCCTCCTTTTAGAATATAAATTCTGTCTTTTATCTCCCAAGAGGGAGTTGTTTTTTTTCTAGGCATTGTATTAAGTATTAAATTAAAATAAAAATGATAGGTTATGGGGGCCTAACAAGCCCCCAGCCTACCCAGTTAAATTACTTCATTATGATGAAGTTGTTAGCTCCGTGTACACATAGTGCACGCTCAGATAAGAAGTGTACTTGCATTGCATCTAGATCACTAGACATTCCAGCACCTCCGGCAGATCCAACTACCCAAGACTTGTACTTTCTATCTTCAGCTTCTGACTTACGATATTTTACATGTAAGAAAGGACGAGTTGCGTTCTTTCCTAAAATCTGATCGTAAATAGTAGTTGTACCAGCAGGCACAATAACTCCGTCTACAGCAGAAGTCAAAGACCCAGTAGTAGCATCGTTTAAGTATTTCCAGTCAGATTTGTAAAAATCGTATCCTAAGTTAAATCCTGTAAATCCAAGATTTAAAGCCATTGACTCATCATTGTCAAACAAACCGTAAGATGCAGTTGATGCACCTGAGTTGTTTTGTGCAGCTAAAACTGTATCAATTTCAAAAGATTTTGTTCTATTCACAAACATTACGTTTTCTTGAATAGCTCCCTCTTTATCTAGAACCTTAATTAGTTCTTCAATATCAGTTCTTGCGGCAACAGATCCAGTAGCAATATTACCTCTGTTTTCAATTTCGTGGAATAAACCTTTTGTTCCTTTAAATCCAGCAGTCTCAGCACCAGAAGATGATGCGGCAGGCTTGCCTTCAATTAAAGATAACTCTAGGTAATCTTCAAATCTTAAACGAGTTTCGTGCTCTGATTTTAAATACCAAAGGTATCCGGTTGCTCCATTCTCAGTAGTTACTTCAATCCATCCAATCTGAGCTAAGTCAGAACCATTAACCTCATACTTATCTTTGATAATAATTGGGTTATTAGTTTGAATGTCTTTAGCAGCTTCTAAGCTTCCCGCCATACCAGAAGTTCCTTTCGCAAATTCAGAACCATAAGCAAAAACCTTAAGGCCACTTGTAGCAATAGCTGCTGCAAGGTTAGCATTTTCATAAGAGGCAACTGTAAATGTGTTTGCAGTTACCGCCGTTATAATCGCTTTTTCCTGGTCAGTTCCATCAGAAATCACTACTGTTTGATTTACTCTAAATGGGTGTCCATTTGAAGTAATAACATCAGCTGATCTTGAAGCGCCAGTTACTGCTAGGTGCAATCTACCTTGCTCTGACCATTGAATAACGTCAGAAGCAAAAGGCATTTCAGCGCCTACCATTCTTAAAAAAGAAGATACAGAACGATTTCCGTATTTTTCAAATTCTTTTTCATAAACATCGGGAAGATATTGAGATGTAAACTCAATACTTGACCCTAAATAATTACTTGAAAGCGTTGCTTTCGAAGGAGCGGGGGTTAATGCACCACCGACTCCAGTCATAGTTACAGACATGTTTTAATAATTTTAAAAGTTTTTAGTTTCGTTTTTTAATTTTAAACTCAAACTTGTCCTCTGACTCTACTATTCTAAACTTAGTTCCTCCTGTATCCGTTACCGTGTTTTCACGAACTCCCATGTCGATATTTTTAGTTTCCTTGATAATATCTCCAGTAGCATCTGATTTCCCTTGCTCATAAAAATGTTTTGCTATAGCATCAGGATTCATAGCCGTGTACAAAGAACGGTGATAAGTGGCAGGATCTTTTAAGAATCCTTTCTCATCAACATGTTGAGAAATAAAATTCTGAACATTGCTCTGATTAGACTTCACTTTATCTAAATCACTTGGTTTAAAAACCTTTTTTTCATCTCCAAGATTAAATTCAAAACCTTTGAATTCATTTGAAAATAAAGAATTAGTTTTTTCAGTGAAATAAGAAGCCTGCTCTTTTCGAGCGATAGAATCTTTTTCATTTTGAGTTTTATATTCATTATAAAAGCTAAAAGCTTCTTTGTATGCCTCAGGAATATCAGCTTCACTAGACCCTAGCGGAGCTTTATATTTTTCCTTTAACTTTTCAAAGTGATTTCTAGCCTCATACAATGCTTCTTTGTGAGCAATTTTTTTTGCCCTAATATCCTTATCATCATCTATCTCTTGATCATAAGAAAATTGTTCATTTAAAATATGCTCAATATCCTCCCTGTCTAAATGTGGTTTTGTTTGCTCATAGTATTGACGTAATATATCTCCGTCTCCTACAGTAGCCCAATCTTTCTGAAGTTCAGCAAAGTCACTAAAAGACCTTCCAGTTTCTTTACGAAACTCCATATATTTCTCCACATCTTCGGGAAGATTTTCTTTTTCTTTATCAGTATTTGAAAGAACGTTTTTAAGGTCATCAATAGAATTTAATTCCACCTCATACCTATCTTTTAATCTACTTAAAAACCAGTTATCGTCTTTTTCTGGTTCTTCAGTTAGTAACTTTTCCTGGTCTTGCTCTTCGACTTGCTCTTGCTCTTGACCTTTACTACTTTCTTCTTCTTGTTGTACTTCATTTTCTTGTTTTATTTCTTTTACCTCTTCTGCAACTTCTTGCTGTACAACCTCTTGTTCAACTTCTTGTTCTTTTTGCTCTACCTCTTGCTGTGGCTCTATTCTATTACCATCATCATCTAAGGCATAAACCTCCATTTTATCCATTATATTTAAATTTAATTTATTACAAAATTACAAATATATTAAGCCTTATTAAAAGCCTAATAACCAGCACTTAACGAGTCTTGACCGTCAAAATCTATAGGGTCTAAGTCTTGTTGTCTTTGCTGTATGAGTTTTGACTGTTGAGATGCTTGTTTCGCTGTCCTCTTGTCTTTTCTGTCTTCTTTATACTTTTCTTTAGTTAATTGTGTTTCAACCTGCATTCCTTGAATATTCGCATCCAAAGACTTTTGTTCTTGAATTAACCTGAGTTTCAAGGAAAACTCTTTATCCATCTCCAACATTTTTAAATCTGACTCCATCTTCATAAGCTCCATGTCGGCTTGCTTTTTAGCCATTTCTCTCTGCTGCTTTGCTTGTTCAGCGGCCATTGCAGAATCTTGATTTGCTTTTGCTTGTTGTTGAATATTATCTTGTTGTCTTTTTTGATCTTCCTTTTCCTTTGATTTTTTTCTAACCTTAAGTAGTTGAGAGGCTATTTTTACGTTTCGAACATTTCTAATGTCAATAGCATCATCTATGTCTATTTTTCCTTGAGATAAAGATGTATTTATATGTTGTTCTAAAACAGCTCTTTCTTCTTCGTCTGGATGTAATTCTATGTAAACGCCAAAATCATGAAGGTGAAGATCTTTTATTTCTTTTAGTATTTCCATACTATATCTTCCAATTGACTTAGCAAAATCTTCTTTAAACTCAGAAAATTCTAGTACATCAGACATTCTGTAGGTTACTCCTTCAGCAACTCTTCTTGTTATATTTATACCTGATTTTAAAATGTGTCTTGTAGCTGTATTAGAATTTAATGCTGCTATTTTTTGCACACCAACCAAAGAGTTTGAATCTGGTGTAGATCCATCTCTTGCCTCGTTTAAGCCAGTTGCAGATCTAATCATTCCTAAATTGTAATTATACATGTTTATTAAAGAAGATATTTTTGCGTTTGCACCAGAAGAAGTTAGCTCTTGAATTGGCATCTTACCATGGTTAAACTCTCCCTCTTCAGTAAATGATCTTCCTATTACAGATCCGGTTTGAAAATATAAATTTAAAGCCTCTTGTGGGGTATACATCGCACCGTTACCCAAATTAATTGAGCTTAATCCATCAATATCCATATATACTCCATCAGGAATCATTTTTGCTGTAACCTGCTGAAGCTTAAGATGTATTAGCTGTATCTGATCCGCAAATGGGATCATTCTTTTTACCAGAGAGTCCACTTGACCCCTGTACATTTTTGGAGCACTTACAATATAAGGTGCTACCGATCTGCTCATTGAGGACTTTGGGCGAACCATGTTCTTCATTAGGTCCCATTTTAGAATGTAATTTGTTCCTAGAACAAGTACACCTTCGTACCATACGTCAATTCTTTTAGAAAGTTTTTCAAATCTAGCCTTCTCTGTTTTTGGTGGGTTGAATTGATCGTCTTTTTTAAGTACCTTTTCTCCTCCTTGAGCTGTTTTTTTCTTTTTATATACGATATTCTTATCCGTTTTATAACAGAAATATAACAATGTTGCTGTGTTATGATCAAAATTGTCTGTCTTATATCCGCCTCGTATTCCCTGATAAGCGTCCCACTTAGAAGACATCTTTGATATTTCTTTTATGTCCTCTTGACTCAAAGAAGAATCTATCTTTTTTAATTCTGTTATATTTACGTTTTTGACTTCTCCAAAATAATAACAATCTTCAAAATCTTGATCTTCAGTAGGGCTCCATATTAAGTTTGCTGGATCTACATATTCAACTTTTATTCCATCATGAGTATTAAAAGAATGCTTTACAGAAGATATTCCTAATGTAGTCTGATCTTCATCAATCTTGTTTCTTATTTGCTCATAATTATTCATTCTTAAGACGTTTTCAATAGCCTTTTCTTGAGCAATTTCTATGTCATCTTTGTAGTTTAGTTGCATTTGCAACTCTAGTTCGTCAGGACTTTGAGGGAGCGTTGTTGGATCTTGATCAAACATATCTTTTCCAGTGATCTCCTGCATTTCTATTAAGTCATTCTTATTCCTCATTTCAGCCTGTAGCTTTAACTTATACATGGCTTTTTTATTAGACGATATTGAATCAACAGCATCAACCATAACGTCATACAGTCTATTCTGCATTCCATTAACCACTATATCTACAAACTTTGGTATTACCGGAACTGGTGTCCAGTCTAAATTTAGATATGATATGTCCCCATTTATAGCAAGCTCATCCTTGTACTTCTGAACTGACTGCTCTCCCATAGCATAAGTCCTTAGCTTATGGTAAGTGTCTCTATTATTGTAAAACCTTGAAGTACCACTTTCTTTTCTAAACCACTCGGACTCTATTGCTCGAGCTACGACCAACCCATACTCTTTAGATCCTTTTTTTGAATCAGAAGCAAGTTGATCTGGAAAGCCAATAACATTCCTTGTTTGGACTCCGTTCATATATTTTTTATCTCAATATTGTACTTGTTATTCCACCATTATTGTACCTTGCAAAGGTAACATTTATTTCTTTAACATTTTTCTTCGGTTTGCTAACATATTTGTTATTTGCCATAAGTGCAAATCCAGAGCTTACTGTAGCATCAAACTTTGTTCTGTTGTTTATATCGTAGTTTGCCCAATCTAAAAGTGTCCTTGTAAAGTACATATTACCAGAGCCCGAATCAAGCATACCAACATTCTCCTCAATATAAGATTCTATTGCCTCAGCATGAATTGATATTACTGCCGAAGAGGATGGGATCCCTCCAAGTTCTTTTTCTGCCTTAGATAAATCGTTTTTATGTTTGTCTGGTCTTGATAAACTAAACCCCCTGTATCCTCTGTTTTTTAAATGATAAAGAAGTCTTGGCTTATTATTCTCAGCAAGCACTGGCATTCCATAAAAAACACAAGCCATCAGAACATCTTCATAGAATATTTCAGCAGTTTGAGGTCTACTTATGTATTCTAAAAAAAACAAATTAGATGGGGCTTCAAAGTTTATTTTAGTTATTCCATGAAGAGAGCCATTAGACCCTCCACCTCCTACAGTTCCAGATATGTCATAACTATCACATCCAAAAGCCCCTATGTGTTCGTTTCCTGGATACTTTATTCCATTTTTGTTTATTAATCTATTTCTTAACTCAATAGGAGGGATCCATGTAACATAAAATTTTCCTTTTGGATTTGGAGACCAAACAACCTCTGTGTCTTTTTTACCGTTAGCCCAAGAAAAATTACCCCTTTGTAAAACTCTTTGTGCTTCCAATCCATCGTTATAGTCTATTTGCTCATATATTTTGCTTAGATTATATAGCGTGTTCTTAGATTCATCCCTAAAAGCATGGTTTTCTGTTCTTGGAAACTGTCTATAAAATTCATTTAAAGCGTCTGAGTCGTTTTTTAAAGACTCAACCTCATTGTTCCAGTAGTCAATAACTCCTATATCTATATCCATTCCGTCAATTCCTTCTACGACAGATTCTGGCGTGTTAAATACAGGATGACCATGTTTGTCTATAAACCCCTCCATGTTCCACTCCATAGGAATAAACAAACTGTATATTCCGCTCTTTGTTTGACCATTAGAATTTCTTTCTAAAACATCAGAGGCCCTGTAAAGTTTTTTAAAATTATCTCCCCCTTTATCTAATGCGTTTGATGTTGATCCCATCATACATTTTCCAATAACTTTCCTGCCTAATCGCAATGTAGTTTTAGTGACGCGCCAGTTGTTGAGGATATTATCAGGTCTTTCCCACTTTCCAGATTCATCATGGACAAGAAGTCTGAGTTTTTCTCCATCGTAAGAGTTATCCCCTGTGTTTCTCCAGTCGATAGTGGTGTCAAGCCCTGTAAGCTCTTCTGTATTTGCTTGCTCAATAGACTTCCTTGTGAGTTTTGATGCTGGCACTCTATAGGCGAGTTCTGTTTTTGGCCGATCCATCCCGTCTTGTATAGGCTTGAAGAAAAAGGGATAGTTTGTAGATATTGGAACGACTTTATCTGTGAACATTTTTTTAGCATCTGAACCTGTTTTTGATAAAATTCCAAATCTTGCGTCGGAAGTAATTGTCGCTTGATTAACAGTTTCTGATGACGACATAAAGCTAAATCCACTCCGTCTATTTTTGAGGTAGCACATTCCAAAACACCTAATGTCTGCCTTGCAAGCTTCCCAGAATATGTAGAATAGTCTGTTTGATTCCCTAAACTCTGGGTGCCCAACATCAATCTTGGTCCATTGGAGATACATGTAGTGAGACCCAGTAATATAAGTAGACAGCCCATTATTTTTAAACCAAAATCCATTCTCTCTTCTTTCAAATTCCGTTTCAATATATGATATCCAAGATTGTTTAAAGTCAGAAGGATAATCATTCCATTGAAATATACTTTTAATTTTTTTAAGTTCTTTTGGATATTCTGAAGGCTCCCAGTATTGATATTGTTTTTCATTGCTTTTAGAGTATACAGATTTTGGCTGCAAAGGTAGTCCAATTTTTAAATTCTGTATTTCTACAATATCACCTAAAGTTCCGTCTTTTGATATAATGATTATATCATAGTCTTTGTCATAACCATACTTCCAGGATTTTAATTTATTTTTCTTTTTCCGTACAGACTGTTTTATATCATCCTGCACAACCCTGTAAAGACTAAGACTTCCTGCCTCTAGTTTCTGCGAAGCTTTGGAATCCTTTATCTTTTCCTGAACTTTTTTCAGATTCGTTCGTGCCATTTAATTTTTCTCTTTCAGTCTCTATTCTTTGAAGTATTTCAAAAGCATCAAATATTGCTAACTTTTTTGTTGCTGCTGCATTTTTAAGCCTGTCAGCAGCCAGATCATCATCTGGGTGTCCAGTAATAATTTCTTCTTCAGCAACCTTTACAAGCTCTTGAACAGCTTTTTCTCCAGCACTAATTACTTTTTGTATTGTATCTATAACTTTTGTTTCCACTTCTAATTCTTTTATGCCACAACATTTGGGCTAGTTTTATTTGATTTGGATTTTCAATAGAAACACTGTCAATTATCTTTTGATATGTTTTTGCCCTGAAGGCCTGTCTTTTCTTCTGTACTTGAAGTTGTGAAGTACATCCCGTCAATAGAATCGCCCCAATACTCGCCAGTAGCGTTTTTTTTAATGTTTTCATTCTGTTTGTTTGTTTGTTGAAGTAGCAATACTTCAGTTAGTTTGTCGATACTTTTCCGTATCTCTTTTAATTCATTTCTTAAGCCATTTGACTTTACAGTAACTTCTGTTTTCTTACTCATTTTTTACATTAGATTTTGACATTGCTTCAAGCAACCCTCTTTCGTATTCAACTTGTTTTTCTATAGTTAGTATTCTTTCCTCAAGCTTATTTATAAAAACAATCTTTTCGTCTAACCTGTCGTGGACTAAAAATATTTCATCTTTTAATGCCGTAAACTCTGCAAATATTCCCCCCGCTGTAAATACAGCAACAACAAACGATATCACTATTGATAGGTTGTTCTTTAAAAATGCGTCCGGCATTACTTATTTTTTTTTGCTGGTTTATTTTTTCCCTTTTTTTGAGCCCTTGTACAGTGGCTGTACTTGCCTTTTCTGTTTAGAGACTTTCCCATTTATGTAAATTTAACACAAATATCACTAAGTTTCATCCTATACATTTTTTCTCCACCCAATTCAAACTCATATTCAGAGTTTTTAGTAAATCCAACGCGAGTTCCTTTTGGAAACAAAGAGCTGTGCCTTATAAGTCCCATATGCTCTTCTTCTTTTTCATTTGATTGATATATACGATCATTTTGAATATAATCATAAGGAGAAACAAAAACATATCCTTCAGTGCACTTCCAACCTTCTCCATCATTATACATATATATTCTTTCTGAGCCAACTAAATATTTTTCATCTCTAAAGTACTCATTACTTTTCCTTTGTCTTCCCTTCATGTCCAGGTAAGTTCTGAAAACGTTATGATGAACAACAACAAGGCTTCCGTTAGGAATTTCAGAATCTTTAGGGGCTGATATAATAAGTCCAACTCTATTAACATATTTTACATTCTCTATAGATGTGTTAACTATTAAAGAATGCCCGTCAATATTTTTTGTGTTTTTGTATTCTTTCCCGTGGGGAGTAATTAAATACTTATTCCTAGGGATCATATAGCGTTTAGATTATACTCAACCATAACAGGGGTGTTTGTGACTTCTTTCCATTTAACAACCTCTCCGTTTTTTTTAACCCAAACAGAATACCCTTTTTCTTCAAAATTAATACTGTCTATTAGGTAAGATCCTCCAAGAACCTCCTGTCCAACTATGTAATGCATAGCATTCTTATAGTCAGAACCAACTGATATTTTTCTTATGTAATTATTCATTTAAATTAAATTTAATGTTTGACTTAAAGTCTTTCTATTCAGAGACTAGATCCCACTGCTGGTTCTCTTCATTCCATAAATAATTTTTTCCATCACTTGGATAAGGAATAGGTGCCTCCCAAACACATGAATTTTCATTTAGTATCCAGCTATCTAAACCCTCTGGTTTTGGAGGAATAAAAGCATCTCTATTTTCATCATAAGTATAACCTATACCAGCATAGTTCTTTCTGTAGGGAGTTCCGCCTAAAGTATGCACCCCTCCATGAGTATTGTATGAGGTTTTTTTACATTTCAATTTACTAAAAGAGCCATAAGAGTTTTCTATTTCCTCAATACTTCTACCTTGAGATCCTTCATCTACACCAGTAATGACTCTGATAACTTCATTTTTTATATTTAAAAAAGCATAATTTCCCATATCTATATTTTTTTATTATGCTGATGCCCAGCTTATTGTATCTTCTCCAGCTGTAAAAGTAGTAATTTTAAATCCAGAAACAGATGAGGTGTCGGTGCTACTTGTTAAATTACCTCCTACTGTGATATTTAAAGTGTCTGGATATTTTACTACAACAATACCAGAGCCACCACTTCCGCCACCGCCAGATGATCCAGTTCCACCACCGCCACCGCCGCCAGTGTTTACTGTTCCGTTTACATTACCACCGCCACCGCCTCCAGTTCCACCAGAGCCTTGAGCTCCACTATAACCATAATAGTAGCCGCCGCCACCGCCGCCAGCGTAAGTAACGGATGATCCAGTTATACTGCTTGCAAAACCATTTCCACCATCGCCTCCAGAATTGCCAGAATAGCCATTCGTTCCGCCATTACTTCCAGCTGCTCCAGCTCCGCCGCCACCGCCGCCGCCAGCATTGTTTGAACTTCTATAGCCAGCGCCTCCGCTGTTACCCAAAGATCCGAAAGCCTCCTCATTTTTTGAGCTAGCCCCAGCAGCTGTCTGACCATCACATCCACCGCCACCAGATCCACCACTGTTGGCTGAGGTAGCCCTTTTAGCTCCATAACCTCCCCCATTACAGCTGTAATCAAAAGCGGCTGATTGACCAGCGGAGGTTAGGAGTCTTGAGTTAGTTCCATTACTACCAACACCGCCTCCAGCACCTATAGTTACAGTATAATTACTATTTAACTCTATTTCTTGACCAGTAATAGATAAAAATTCTCCAGCACCTCCACCGCCACCAGATAAGTTTCTACTGCCGCCGCTAAGCGCCCAAGCTCTACCTCCGCCGCCGCCGCCACCTACTACAAGCAAGTCTATTTCTATTGGTGCAACACCAATTACCTCAGTACCTTCATTTGCAGCTCCAGAGACTAACCATCCTTTAGTATCGCCAGAAAAAACAAGCTCCACCATTTGATTGTTACCATCTAAAACAAAATCACTATCAGACGCAAGTATTTTTTTTGATGATGTCAAAATAGCTGAATTACTACCAAAACTTGCTGAGAAATCTGTAAAAGCTAAAAGATCTCCTACGCTTGGAGCGCTTGGGAAAGTGATGGTAATAGAGCTGCTAGATGTATCTACAAAATAACCTTCTCCAGATGCAGCTGTAAAGTTTGATGTTTTTGCTGTAGATTGCCAGTTAATACCGCTTCCAGCTCCATCAAGAACTCCAGCTGCTAATTTAGCTGCAGTTATAGTGCCATCTGTTATTTTTGCAGCGACTATAGCGCCATCTGCTATTTTTGCTCCTGTTATAGTAGCGTCCTTAATAACGTCCGATGTTACTTGTGTTGCTGCCATTTATTATTTTTTACGAATTTACGAATTATTCTGTAATTAAATCCCAAGATTTAGTTTCTTCATTCCATAGATAGTTTTTCCCATCACCTGGATAATCTATGGGTGCCTCCCAATCAAATTCAGAGTTTAAAACCCAACTTTCGTAAGGCTGCGCTTCAATAAAAACATTATTTGTTTTATCATAACTTGACCCTATTCCTGCAAATTGTTTTCTAAAGTTGTTATTATAAGAAGTTTGCACCCAAGTTGTGTTTTCACCACAAAGTGATTTGCAAAAATCAATACCCCTCTGTTCTATTTCTTGATTATTTTCATCAAAGGTTACGTCATTACTTATGACAATTACCCTTTGAACAATATTGTTTTCATCTATTTCCGCAAAATGCGCCATAATTAATCTACATATGTTCCACTTGATTTGTAAACCAAAATTGTATCTGATCCTTCAGTATAAACGTTTGGACTTCCTGTTGTAACTCCTGTATAACTTGCAGTTGGCATCCTTAAAATTACAACACC